AAACATTTATAATTGCACCTAGGATATATTTATCATTTAAAATACATAACATTACGATAGCATGTTTCATTGTATAATATAATAGAGGATAATTTTGTTATTTATCATAATTATCATCTAATATATTCTTTTCTTATTCATCATCTAGTATATTCTTTTCTGTATCTAATTCTTGATTACTTTGATTATTATCAGTCTTATCACTTAGAAAATTATCCTTATATAGCACAGCATATACTTTTTCATGAGATAAAAATACTAATTTCCCTACTGATGGATAATAATACAATTCCTGTTTACATGGAAAGAAATCAAAATCATCTTCTGAAATCCAATTAATATTAATTTTCCACTTTCTGCAATTGGTAATGCCTAGGCTAATATCATATCCATCTTCTAGTATTAATTCTAATGGGTTATTGATGAGTATACCATCGGTATTCTTCATTAGTAAATAACCAGTGAGTTTATGCGAATAAATGCTAGTTTCATCTCCTATATATAATAACATTAATTCTATATCTGATTCTTGACAAAAGCTATTGGAGGCTTTCCAGAATCCTTTTAATAGTTTATTTTCTGCATATCTGACATTAATTACCAATATCATAAAAATAATTACAATTACAATTACAAATATAAGACTAATTTGTAATAAACTAAACGATATGTCATCGGTGTTTGACATTTTTATATTATATTATTGCTTTAATTATAATATTGAATGAATTTAAAAATAAGTTAAGTAAATCCTCTATTAATAATGTGTTAATAATTTGCGTTAAATCTAATATTATAAAAATATATAATGGCGTCTTCTTTAAGCGGAATTAAAAAGGGACCAGATGAAACATTATCCATACCTTCTTATCATGTAGATAATAGTGCAAATGTAAATAAGGTTATTAATACCAAGATTAGTCAAGTTAAGGAATACCTTAATACAGAATTAACAAATATTAATTTTACTCTGAATAAATATATCAAGGAAACGAAAACAGAGGCAGATTCTGGTAAAAATAACAATGATAGAATTTATTCTATTAATACAAAAGTAATGTCATTAGAAGAAAGATTAGAATCTCACTTTCATAAACTATCATCCGAGTTAAATTGTTTAAATTCTCGATTTAAAGAATTAGAAAATAATTTTCAAAAACAATTGAAGAATAATAAAACAGAAATGGATAGATTATGTGAAGCTTATAATCAAATTGGAGAATTAAGAAAAGGACAAGAAAGTAATTTTACACAATTGCAAAATGAGTTTAATAATAGTATCAATACTCGTTTAAATGATTTAGAACTGAGGTTAAATCAAAAAATAGAACAAAATGGACGAATCGATTTGCTTCAAACTAGAATTGTTGAGGCAAATGAACCTATCATAAAACGTATCGTTGAACTTGAATCGCAACTTACTAGCCTAAATGAACAGCCATACAACCTATCTATGAAAGAACCTCCTCAATTTATAGTAATGCCACATCAAACTATTAGAAATGATGATGAGTTGATAAGAAATGAATTATTTAGATTTACACAAATTATTCAAAGTATGCAAAATGATCATATAAATCAAGTTAAAGAGAATAGGGTTGAAGAAGTTGAATCTATTATTGAAGAGAATAGAATTGAACCTATTATTGAAGAGAATAGAATTGAACCTATTATTGAAGAACCTAATATTGAAGAGAATAGGGTTGAAGAAGTTGAATCTATTATTGAAGAGAATAGAATTGAACCTATTATTGAAGAACCTAATATTGAAGAGAATAGAATTGAACCTATGATTGAAGAAGTAAATGTACCATTATCTACTAATATGCCAGTTTTAGAACATGTGAATAAATTAGAAGAAATTGGAGTAAATGACATTATAGTAAATGAATCTATCATTCCTTTAAATTTACCTATTAAATTAATGAAAAATAAAAAACCAAAAAAAAAGTAATTTAATTAATTAATTTTTATATTTGTATATATATATACATGGAAAATAACGAAGCGACTAACGGAGCATTTGAAAATCCTGAAGAACGCTCTTCAATGTTTGAAACTACAGGAGGAAAAAGTCGTCATCGAAAACGCAAACATACTAAAAAAGGAGGCAAGGCTAAAAGCCGTTCTCGGTCTCGTTCTCGATCCAAATCTAAATCGCGTTCTAAATCGAAGAGGCGTTAATAATTTAATTTATATTTAATTTTTTATTTATATATATATAAATAAAATGTCTCGTTTTGGGTTGGATGGAAATTACGAAGGTGGAGGGTTTAAAATAGAATACATAGAATATATTGTGGCAAACGATTTAGACTTTGGGCCTAATGATCAAGCACAATATGAAAATGATTACGATGGTGATGTTCCACAAGTAACATATATGCCTTATGTTTTTATGATGCAAGATACTTATGCAAAAAGGCAAGAAGAAGAACAGAAAAAGGCTAAAGTATTTAGTGCGGTATTTACTCCAATTGATAAATTAATAATGGATTATTTAAATAGTAAACAAAATGGTAAACCATATATAGAAGGTGATGCCGATAGAAAAGCAATTCAAAATCTTAGGGGATTTTCAGATTTAAATAACACTTTTCACGATCATATCGGAAAAGACTTTTTCGATTATATTAAAAGACCTTCATCTGAAGGTCCTTCTAAAAGAATTAGTTCTGACAGTACTAAATCAAAACAAACTGTATATGATAAATCTGCAAATTTAAAACAATATATCGATAGGCAAGTTGCAAATAGTGATCGTTCCTCTTCAGTAGTTATGGGGAGTATAGATCCTGAATATAATCGTTCCACTGCTTTAGCAGCGGCAGCGGGCGGTGGACATCGTCGTTCTCATAAACCTTCACAAAAGAAAACTGGCAAGGGTAAAAGTCGATCGCGTTCACGTTCTAGGTCTAGATCTAAGACGCGTTCTAAATCAAAATCAAAATCTAAAACACGAGCTAAATCCAAGTCAAAGAGACGTTAAATATGTATTAAATATTTATATTTGTTAAATATTTGCTAAATATTTATATTTGTTAAATATTTATTAAATATTTACCAAATAACTGTTATACGATGACTACTGTTAAAAGTAATAAAAATATTCCTGTTATCAATATTATACAAAAAGTATTACCCGAGCCTTATTCAGCATCATTAACTTCTATCTGTATGCTTGATTTTCTTAATAAAGATCTAAATATTGAAATTTGCTTTCAAGATATTACAGATTTAGAAATATTTTATGCCTTGTGTTTTAATATATGGAAGACATATAAAAATATACCTTTAAAAATTAGAAGTTTTAAAAACAATAATTCTTATTTAGAAAAATATAACGATATGAATATGGAGACTGTATTTAATACTACTTTAACCTTGAGTGATTTTGGAAATAATAAATTTATAATTGATATTGAATATAAAGAATCTATATATAAAGAATCTATATATAAAGAATCTATATATAAAGAATCTATATATAAAGAATCTATATATAAGATTTATTTTCATTTAGTAAATGAAGGTGGATCTAGAGTCTTAATATTAAAATGTTAAATTGATGTATCGATTTAAAATGTTAAATCAATATTTATCTATTTTTTTTCTTAAGTATTAAAATAGATATTTTATATAGTATATGGCGAACAGTAATGAAGAAAATAGTAATGTTCATGTAGCGGTTAGAATTCGTCCTTTTAATACGCGTGAAAAAGATTCAACTGTAATTACCGATTCTAAAGAAAATATAGTATTATTAACAAACCCCGCTAATAATTTAGTATCCACGTTTCAATATGACAGAATTTATAATATGGATACGACCCAAGAAGAAATATTTAATACTCTTGGTAAGAATATAATTGACAATGCATTCAAAGGTTATAACAATTGCATTTTTGCATACGGTCAAACTGGATGCTTCGCCCGAGGAACCGAATGCATGTTATATTCAGGAGAAAATATCAAAGTAGAACATGTACAACTAGGTAATAAACTAATGGGTGATGATATGACCGAACGCAACGTAGTAAAGTTATTTCGTGGAATACAACCGCTTTATAAACTTATACCTAATGACATGCGTTTTATGAATCTTAGTCATACTGTTAATCTTTCTCATATACTAGTATTAGAACACTATGGCGAACTCATCGAGCTACCCCTTATTGACTATCTTAAAAAAAATAATAAACATGAGTTTAAATTGATTTCAACGAGTGTTGAATACAATACACCTAATATTACAAGTAATATTAGACCCGATGCTTATTCAGCAGGAACTCAATGGAATAGCGATGAAATAGATAAGTGCTATAAATTTAATTCTCATGTAATAAGGATGGATTTCCTTCGAGGTATAATAGATAGATTTAAAAAGAATATCATAGATAAATATCCACTAGAAGTATATAGTAGGGTTCGAAATCCACAATCTGGAAATAATAATGAAACACATCTTCTTACCGTCCATAATAATCGAGCGAAAGAAATCATTAGCTTGGCTCAGGGCTTGGGTTTATTTTCTTATGTTGATTTTCAAAGGGATCCGTATATAAATCCCAATTATACAAATGTTATTATTGAAGACAATGGATTACTTACAAAGAAACGAGAATTCTGTATTAGACAAATAGCATATGATTTTATTGCTGAACCTATGGGTAATGGTTATTTCTACGGGTTTATGTTAGATGGTAATCATAGATTTATAGGAGCGAATTATAACGTGCTAAGGAACAGTGGTAAGTCTCATACTATGATGGGTGATACTACAAATGATTGCGGTCTAATACCTAGGATATGCCATGGGGTATTTAATTATACAGAACATCAAACATTAGTAGAAATGAGTTATTTAGAAATATATTCAGAAGAAGTCCGCGACCTACTTAAAAAATCAAATATAGCTGGCGGTCTAGTTATTAGACAGCATCCTGAATACGGTCCATATGTAGAAGGGTTGTCTCGTGTCTGCGTAACCAATCAGGATATGGTAAAGCGTTATATTGAACAGGGTAATAATGAAAGGTCTACAGCTTGTACCTTGCTAAATAATAAATCAAGCCGATCACATGCCATTATGACTTTATACATTACTCAAATCATAACAGAGAATAATGTTAAAATAAAAGAGATATATAGCAAGGTGAATTTAGTAGATTTAGCAGGAAGTGAAAAAATAGAAATGTCAGGCGTGGCGGGTGTTCAACTTACAGAAGCCATTAAGATTAATAAATCTCTTAGCACTTTAGGTCTAGTAATTAGTAAATTGGCTATGAGTTCAAATCCCACATCTGCTTCTAATTTGTTCCCGAGCGAACCCAAGAAGAAAATACAGCCGAATACTAGTCGAGGCCCCCAAAGTAAAATACCCGTGAGAGATTCATCGAATATTAAATTACAAGATCATATACCCTTCAGAGACTCTAAATTAACATGGATATTAAAAGAATCATTAGGAGGTAATAGTAAAACTTCTATGCTCGCTACTATCTCACCTAGTTCTTTGAATTATAGTGAAACGCTTGGTACTCTACGCTACGCCCTAAATGCAAAACATATTATTAACAAAGTAGCGGTAAATCAAGATACGAATGATAAATTGGTATCTGTGCTAAAGAGCGAAATAGAAACGCTTAAAATGCAATTAAAATTGCAGTCTAAAACTCCTACTCAAAATTATGAGCAATTGGCAGAAGAACTAGCACAGAGGGAAACGCTAATGCGAGAACGCGAGAAGACATGGGAACAGCGATTAGAAGAGAGTATTAACATGAATAAACTTATAAGGAATGAATTAGCTCAACAAGTAGATAAGAATGAAAAAATAGAACAGTTGAAAGTATATTACGATGCGAAATTACGAGAGCTTAAAGACGAATATGAAGACAAATATAATTCTCTTCATGCTCGTGAAAAGGCTTTAGCATTAGAAGAAATAGAAAAGTTAAAACAAAATAATATACAATTGAAGGAAAGCCTTAATAAAAATCAATGCGATTTACAAATCCAAATGAGGCAATTCATAAATGACCGAAGTCTATTAACAAAACAAATACAACAACTACAAAGCAAAGTATATAATATGGAACATGAGGACCAAATTAAAGCCATTGAATCACGATATATCAATATACAACAAAAAACAGCGGAAGAAGAAGAGAAATACAATACTCTTCAACAAAATATCAAAGAACTAAACGAACGGTTTGAAAATGACAAAAAACAATTTGATATACTCAATGAAAAGCACATCATAATATTATCCGAGGTAGATAACGAAACAAAGAATTTAGAAGACCTCAAAAAACAACATAATGAACTAAGGACCAAATTTGAGAATGAAATGGACGAGTTCAATTCACTCATCTACTGCAAAGAAAAATTACATACAGAGATCATCAATTTGAAATCGAATCTCGATTCATCGATAGAAATCGCCAAAGATACTATTAAGACGCCTACTATAGAACAATTACTGAAAATACAGGAGAATTTTGAAAGTATATTAAAAAATATAAACAGTGTTTAATCTAAGTGTTTAAACGTGTTTTACCATAAATGCTAAAACGTGTTTAATTTTTGTGATCTACCCAATTAATACGTTGGCATATTACCGAACAATAATATGCTAAACAATTTGCCTTTTTACATTTGCATTTATAAATATCACATTGTAGAGTAATCTTACTACATGTTTGACATTTTTTATAATTCTTGTATTTAAGCACTAGCTCGAGGTCTTCACGCATTACTACAAGTTCTGTAAATATACTTTCTTTTGTAATGATTGGGTCATCGCTTGGCAATAACTCAATATAACCAATAGAGTTTAAGAAATGAAATTCACCAACTATATTATTAAGATAGATATCGAGAAAGTTATATTTCTCATGTTGGATATATACATCGCGTGAAGTCTGTTTTCCTTCTGAAGTAAAGTTTATTTTCTTTTTTGTTAATATTTGAGATGCTAATGGCTGTTCAACTATGATTACAATATTCAACTGAGGGTTTTTAGTTTCATCATAGCTTACAAATCCCTGATATCCTAAAGATGTATATGGGACTATTAATTTATCTTCTACCGGCTTCAACTCTGCTGGTTTGGGTTCTTCGGCTTTTAACTCTGCTGTTTTGGGCTCTTCGGCTTTTAACTCCGTTGGCTTGGCCTCTAGATTAAAATATAAGTCTTCGATAAGTTTTGAATTCTTATTCCAAGCTCTATATTTATTAACATTACAATTGGATAATTTAACCCTGCTATTATAAAGCTTTTCCATAATTGAAATATTTGATTTATTAAAACAAGGAGATAAATACATTTCTACTATATCTTTACATTGCTCTAAATGAATAGAGTTGATTTCGCCAAAGCTACATTCGATATTTACTTTAGATTCATATTCTGTTCCCACGAGATAAGACTCTAACATGGATACGCCTTCTAATTTGCCTGAAGATAATAGTGCATAGATTTCATTCCAATTATCGGAGACTTTTGACCAGAATACTGTCATTGTATAAAATACAGTTTTACAATGTTATTCTTATAATATAAAAGATTCATATTTTAAATATGAAATTATTATATCGTGTAAATAGAGTTTAAGCATTTTGATTTTTAGACGTGGATACTTATGTCAAGCCTCAAAGAGATGACCCTCGAGATCGACCAATTGTTAAACAAAGCCAAAGAAGTCAAAGAGGCAAATCAAACTAAAGAGGCAAAACAAACCGATGACAGCGTCGCGCATAAAATTAGTGCGCGGGACGTATTCACCCCAACTGATATGCAACTAAGTGCTATGGAGAAGATTAAAAAGTTTTTGACAAATGCTAAGGGTATAGAGGGTAAGGATTCCTTAAAGAGTGATGAATGTATTGAGGGCAATTTTATTCTGATGGGTCCTGCTGGTAGTGGAAAGACTACTGTAATCGCTCATGCTATACATGGAGCAGGTCTGCCAAATATTAATATTGCATTCTGTGCTTTTACGAATAAGGCTACGCAAGTTCTTAAGAATTCGATTAATAAGTTATCGCTGAATATAAATGCAAGTTTCTATACGATACATAGACTATTACAATTAGAGCCAAATTTATTCGATGAGGAGGGGCTTTCTTTCAAGTTCAATATTAAAAAGATTTTAACTTTGAAGGATTATGATATTATTGTATTTGATGAATGTTCTACTATTTCGAAAGAGTTATTCGGCTATATTGTGGATTCTGTCAATTATATAAAGAAGGTATATGATAAGAGAATTAAACTTATCTTCTTGGGTGATTTTTGGCAGTTGGCTCCAGTTGGCGAAGTGCTTAGTATAATATTTGAGAAGGCTATTAAGGATAAATGGCAAGTTAGCAAACTGGGAAAGGTAATGAGAAGTGCAAATGATAAAATATCAAAAGTAAATACGCATTTGCTTTCCTGTATAGAGAAGTTCCGCAATTATAAAGAGAATACAGATTTCATAGATAACTTTATAGCTCAATATCCAAGAAATTTAATAGGAGATGAGTTTTTCATTTCGAATAATAAATTGTATTCGGTATTTATAAAAGTCTGGCTGAAGGATAAAATCAACTCTTGTGTAATATTAACTTATACAAGAAAGAATTGCGAAAAGATTAATTTTATAATTGAAGATTTATTAGACCAGCATTATAACAGAGAACCAATATTAGAAAGAACCAGTTATTACTTTCATGCGGGTGATCGTTGCTGTTTAGATCGACCTATCGAAGCTAAGGTTATTACCACTGTAGAAAATACAAATGGATACCATGCGGTAGAAGTCAAAGATTCCAATCAAGAAGTCAAACAATATTATGTCATTGAAGAAGCCAATTTACATAATAGAGATATAAATAATAAAGAAGTCATAAAGATCATGAACGATTATATTACAGATGTCAATTCTGGGGAATTGCCTGAATCGCATGATGAGATGGTAAAGGAAACCAAATATACAAATATCACAAATAAATTCAAGCTATCTAAGGGATTACTTGAAGAATCAGAATTCTTATTTAACGGTGAAATATTTGATATTGTCAAGACTGAAGATGGTCATTGCTTCACATGCTTAAATGGTTGGAATGATGATAAAGAACTATTTACCTGTCAGATTCTTACTGTGAAAAAAATTAACATGGATAAAGAATATAAAATCATTCATATACCTGAAAAGCAAATTATTCAAAAGAAGAAGCAATTAAAGAAGACATTACCAAATCTTATATATTTAACTATAGTACGCTTCTTTAATCAGGTCTATCCAAAATTGACCTATGGATATTCAATCACTATTTATAAATCGCAGGGTAGCGAATGGGATACCATATTTATTAACTTGAATAGTATCAAGTATAGTATTGTGAATTCGACATCTACGGCACCAACACTAGAACAAAAAAAGACATTGTTTAAATCAACATACACTGCTATTAGTAGAGCTAAGAGTGATGTATGGGTTGTGGGATTTTAGACCAAGAGAATTTTATTTTTTAGATTTGGATTTTGTTCTTTTGCTTTTAGATTTGGATTTTTTGCTTCGAGATCTATTACGGGTTCGGCTACGTGATTTTTTACGATGAGAACCGCCTGATTTACTCGCCAAGTCAAATATAGAAGTATGAACCTTTTTACAAATTTCTTTAAATTCATCAAGATTAAATTTATAGTATTTATAATTACATTTAGCAAAATATTTTGGGTAATAATTTAACAATCCTACAAATTTTTTTTCACTAATTTCTTTAGTATCACAATCCATAACACTTATTAATGACTTAAATAATAGATTAATAAGTCCTCCTTCTATTAAATAATCACGTATTTCTTTCTTATACTCTGGTTTTAAAAAATTTGATAAAAAGTTTCTTTTATTATCAATACCATCACAATCTAATTTTTTTATTTCATCTATTTTAAGAGAAATTATTGATTCTTTAGTAATATCTCTAGTAATATTTTTAATTTTCTCTTTTCGTTGCTCTTCTTGTTGCTCTTCGTGTCTTTTTCTTTTTTCTTCTAGATCTTTGAAAAAATTATAATCATTTTTAATTCTCTTTTCTGTTAAATTAATATTGTTTAATACCAATTCCTTAGCTTTATTATATTTTTGTAAATATGAATCAGTAATATAATTAATATAATCAGATGGATCCTTATGATTTAATGTTTTTCTAAAATGATTTAAAACATTTAAATCAATTTTATAATTATCTTCTATATGTGAACCTCTATAATTACTAAAAACATATTTTATTAGTTGAGTATAATCGTCAATTTTAAAGTTTGAAAGTTTTGAAAGAATATTATCTAAAACTTCTTCCTTATTTTTTGGACCTCCGTACGTATTACTATTCCTATTTACATCTTTTTTCATAAATTTATCTATTCTAAAGTTATTTGTTATATAAATTTGAGTAGATGCTAATGTATATGATATATAATAATTAATTGAAGATTGGATAAATTTTTCTTTATTGCAATAATTTTCATCGTTATAATATTTTTCATAGTCAATGTTAAATCTTGATGAAATTACTTTTTCTAATTGTTCTAAATTATTATCATCTAAAGAATCTATATCAATTTCTTCTAATTCTTGTGTTAAGTTATTTATTTCATTACATGATTTTAATTTTATATTAGGTGAATCCTTAGTTAAGTTAACAAATACATTAACTAACTTAAATCTTTCATATTTATTTTCCATTTTATACTATGGTAAATTTATTTTCTTTTAGATTTTGATTTTGTTCTTTTGCTTTTAGATTTGGATTTCTTTCTGAGTTTTGATTTACTTCTATTACGATTCCTTCCTCCTATAATAGGAAAAGTTTTATGTAAAAGTTTATCTATATTATTTGTAATTAGAGAATTAATTATGTTTTTAACATTTGTAAGATTTGTGTAAATGGCTTCGTTAATATCTGAACTTAATTTAGATTTTTCAAATTGATCTTGGTCTATAAGGTTTCCGTCAGATGGATAATATACATTTAAAGGTTTAATTTTATTTTGCAGTGTTATTAAATAATAAAACAATATACAAAGATCATCAATATTATATTTATTAACATTTGGATCCAATTTAATATAATTATTTAAAGTATTAAAAGAGATTGATACTTTATTTCTATTAAACTCTGTTGATTCGTTTATATAACTATCTGCATATTTAAAAAATGCAACTATGTTATCTAAATGTTGGATAATTCCACCCGACTCAAATAATTTTTTTAATTGGTCATAAATATCATTTATTCTTTTAATATTTGATGATTTATTAGATATTAAAACATCTGCAATTTCTAAATAATTTGTCATTATATAATAATATTTATTTTTTAGATTTGGATTTTGTTCTTTTGCTTTTAGATTTGGATTTTTTGCCTCGAGATCTATTGCGGGGTCGGCTACGTGATTTCTTCCTGCCTCCGTTAACTCTTCCTACTGGATTATTTCCTAACATAGTATTCAAGTTCTGATCTATTTCATCAGCTATTTTATTCGCTAAATTTATATAGTTATTTATATTATTTTCACCTGTATTTCCGTTACAAAGATTATTATATTGAGTTTTATGATGTGCTCTTAATATATCTCTCAATGGTATAAGAGATTCATATGGTAATAATCCTTTAATGCTAGATAGAGCACGATATCTTTTTTCTTTTTCGTCACAATTTTGTTTTGCAACATCTGCTATGCTAAATTTATTTAAATCATTTATATATTCTGATGGATTACTTACAATGGCATTTTTAATATCATTAAGGTGATTATCATTTCCAAAATTAAATCCTGATAGAACCTTCATTGGATCTGTCATTTGTTTTACAATTTGCGATGTAGCCTTGCTAAATAAATCCATTATGTTATATATAAATGTAAATATCAAAAATGAATATTGTTATATAAAAATATACGTATTAAATTAGATAAGAGTCATGTCTTCAATCAAACGAGAAACTAAGAAGAGAGTTATGAAGAAGAATGTTGAAACTAAAGTTATTACTGAAGAAAAACCTATGTTAAATTTAGGAGATAAACTACATAATTTTATGAGAACTGAGCAAGTAATTGGATCTAAAGCAATGCATGACATTATGAAATTATTATGTCTGAGATTTATACAACCACTAATTAAACCAAATGGCAAACTTGCAAAGTTAGTAGATAAGGAATCATATATAAAAGATGGTGAATATTTGTTTAAAGACATTGAACTTGCCAATTTAGATGTTGATAAATTATTACTGTTAGATTCTAGTGGATTTAAACCAGCTCTTTATAAGATATGGGATATCCTTCATATGAATCCTTTAACAGAAAGAATTTTTAAAGAAAGTAGTTTCTTTACAGTATCGACCGATTGTCTTCGTAAATGTTTAAATGAAATTTGCACTACTTTAAGAAATATTAATTTTGATAATTCAGACTATGATATTAAAGGTTTATTATATGAACACTTTATTAATGGATATGCTGATAAAGGAGGAAAGGAATTCGGACAATTCTTTACACCTAGATCTATGATTAAACTTATTAGAAAACTTAGTAATAAGTATTTTTCAGATGAAGTTAAAAGCATTTATGATCCCTGTATGGGAACAGCTGGATTTTTAACTGAAATGTATAAAGAACACAAATCAACGGTATCCGATGACAATGTATCAGGCGGTGAATTAGAACCTGATACATATGCTATAGCATTGATGAATATGATTCTTACTACTGGGTCTAAATGTAATGTTAAATGTATAAATTCTTTAACTAACAATGAAAATGTCAAATATGACCTAATTGGAACAAATCCACCCTTTGGAATGAAAGGAATTAAATATGATGACGTTATTAAAGGTTGTGAATTTAAAGATGGTATAGATCCTAAAAAATTATATCCAATTAAAACAAATGATGGAAGTGCATTATTCTTACAACATTGTATTGGAAAATTATCTGATAATGGCGTTTGTAATATAGTATTGCCAGATGGTCAATTGTTATCGGGTAAAACATTTATTAAGCTGAGAAAACATCTCCTCACTACTTGTAATTTAACAGCTGTATTATGTGCTCCAAGTGGTGCATTTACAAATGCTGGTGTTAAGACGGCGGTTTTAATATTTAATAGAAAAGTAGTAGATGATAAATTAATACCTACAGATAAAGTAGACTTTTATTCTTGTGATAAAGAATGTAAAGAATATACTTTGACTGGTACAGTTTGTATGGAACAATTTGAAAAATCAAATTATAGTTTGGATTATAATATGTATGTGGTTAGAGAAGAGAAGACATTTTCAAAGGAAAAATGTGAGATGAAGACATTGGGAGAAGTATGCGAATTTCTTCCTACTGGTAAGAGAAATTCTAAAGAAGGAAATGACTCTGGTACGTATCCTTTATATTATTGTAGTATATTAGGAAATTTATATATGGAAACATTCGATTTTGAGTATAATGAAATTATAATGAATAAAACAAATGGCTCAGGAAAATGCGAGATATATTTAGCATTAGGAAAACATTCAGTCGCACAAAGTACAATAAGATTTATTTCATCAGATAATACACGTATAAATATTATATACGTGTATTATTATTTAAGAACAATAAAGAATAGTATTGAAGAATTATATTCTGGAACTCTTCAGAAACAATTAAATGTTGAATTATTTAATAAAATTCAAATTCCAATTTACTCTTTAGAAACGCAACAACAAATTATTCTCGATTGTGAGTTATATGAAAAGAAGAAAAACAACCTGAAGGAATATATCAGCATTCTCAAACAAGAAGCCGAATGTTTACATAGACTGATGATTAAGCCATTGTTTAAGAATGAGGCTGAAGTGAAAACGTTGGGAGAAGTGTGCAATATAGTTATAGGATTTACACCCTCTACATCAAATGAAGAATTTTATGGAGGAAATAATATTTGGGTATCAATAGCTGATATGACTAAATCTGATTTATTAATTAATCAAAGTTCACGATGCTTAACTGATTTAGCAGTTGCTAATAAAATTAATAAGTTGAATAAAAAAGGTACTGTATTATTAAGTTTTAAATTGTCTATAGGTAAGGTCGCTATTGCAGGTTGTGATCTATATACAAATGAAGCGATAGCTGGAATTAATGGTAAAGATAGTAATTTAATATCTAATATGTATATAGCGTATTATCTTAAAACATCCGATATATCTGAAGGTTCATTCGGTATGATTGGAGGAGGAAGTTTAAACAAGGATTCTTTATCGAAAATTCAAATTCCCATTCCCTCATTAGAAATCCAACAACAAATTATATCTCAATATAACAAAATCTACAATGCTATTGATGAATCAGAAAAAATAATACTTCAATATGAAGATAATATTAAATTCGTGTTTAAATCTACATTCTAACACGTCTGTCATCGATATCTAATATCTGATGTAATTTTTTTGGTTCCACCTTATATATTTTTTCAATGCCGGAATACGGTGCTATTTTTTTATCTATGGATCGTAGGTATTCTAGGCGTTTAGCAGGAGAGTATATAGTTATAATATGTTTCATAACTTCCTCCTTCGATACTAATCTGTTAATTGCTGATTCACATTCTTCTTTTGTTTCGTAGTATTCGAGATAAGATTTAATTAATAATTCCCATTTGAAATTCTTATATACATCAGATGGATTTACAGGTGTTTCGTCTGTATAACAATCGCCAAACATCTCACGGTATTTGATTTCGCTGTCGATATTCATTGATTGCATTTCTTCTATAAAGCGTCCTAGGGACCATAGTTGTTTAATTACATTTGTTAATTTGTAATAGATTTTAGGTTTTTCATCTATACATATTATTTTTCCTTGTTTAGACATGATACTACAACTAGCATTACACGATGCTTCAGGTGTTAGTCCATTAGTTGAATGTAATTTACGTTCTTCAATCTCCTTCCATATTTGTTTTGCATTACGTGGTAGCCCATCGCTTAGAACTTCCTTTATAGCATCGGGCATAGTTAAATTTGTTTTAGCACTGATATATAAATTCGTTAGTTCTATAATTCGATGTTTAATATCTTCTCTAATTATTACATTTGAAGAGAATAATACATTTTCTTTTTTATTGGTTGAGGCTTTTTTACTCTCGATACATTCATTTACAAATTTCACGACTGATGGGTCGTTATACATATGTAATTCCTTAATGATTGTTACAGCACTTAAAAATTCATCAGCTACTTCTCCATTGTATATTTGTGGTATTATGATATACGCGATCTTAGTAGGTTTATTCAAATCATAACTTCTTGGCCTCATACTCGATTGCACTAGATCGGATTTTGCATATTTGGGATCTACGTAGACGACTGTATCGAGATCTGCGATATTGATGCCATCGGTGACCATTTGACAATTTACTAATATACAAGGTGTTTTACATGCTTTAAAGTCTAATAGTGATTTAGTTTTATCTGCATTGCTCATATTCGATTCTAATTTAAATATTGTGTAAGTTGGCAAATATTTTAATAACATAGAATAACACAAGATAACAGTAACAATCCTACTACAGTAGAATAATACTTTAGTTCTTGGAGATTTCCTGCATACATCTTGAAATAAGCTAATGGCATTTATGATGCGTTTATTACATTGAATCATCGGGGGGTCTGGTGAGTGTTTTGAATCTGTATTCGAAACTTGTTTTTCATCTGTATTTAAAACGTGTTTTGAATCTTCTATTGTGCTTTGTTCCAAATCCCCAATAATAATCTTTGCTTCTGTCATGAATTTTTGATTTATAGCAATTGTAATATCATTAAATTTTATTGTATTTGAAGTATAATCGCCAAAGTATTCAGGATCATTCATTACTACAATATCTTTATATATTTTATAATTGCCATAGGTCGGCGTTGCCGTAGCAAAGATAATTTTAATATTGGACCGTTTCCATTTATTTAATAATAGTAGAGGATGCACATCACTCTTCTTCGTTGCTAGGTGATGAGCCTCATCGAATATTATTAGTTTTTTAGTATTCTTTTTAAATATGGGTTCAAGTCGAATGAATGAATCATTACAGACAAATATCATTAATTTATTTTCATTATTTGGCTTAATTAAATATGCATCATCAACGCTGTATCTCGATTGCTTGTTCGATGATACTTCTATATATTTATAATCTACTAACATATCGGCAAAACGCTCGGTCATATCGCTAATCAATGATAATCTAGGTGCAACATAAATTACTATGTGGAATTCATTTCTGTTATTATATGTATAATTTTTAAATAGTTCTGTTTTACCGCATCTACACATGATAGACATTGTGCATATAGCTTGTGTGCTGAGAATTCGCTTCATATGTTCATACGCTTCTATTTGATAGCCTCGGAGGGTCATGGGATTATAAATAGAACGATCTAACGATCGTTCGTTGTACGTTTCCATAGGTATAAATGAATTTAATTCTTCTACTGATGAGAAATGTCTTTTGTCTGCGAAGAACTCGGTTTCTTTGGATTCTGTTTCTAGAGCGGAAGGACAGTCTTCTATTGTTAGAGTTAAAATCTTATTTCTAGTTTTGTATACTATAACATTAGAAGGAAAGTATTTTTCACATATAGACCATAGAATTTCAGGCGATACTTCATAACGCGATTCGGCGTTGGGATTTCTATCCAAGCATAAAGCCCATTGCTTTGTTGCTGATAGACAATTCTTTTCAATTAGTAACAGATGTTCTAATGTGATATCAGGAAAGTAAGCTATGGAATAATAATCACATGTAATATCAAATATGCTGTATTCTCCAAGCCTACGAATTGGAAGGCGTCGTGTGATGCCTAATTTGGCGATTGTAATTTTATAAGATATCACAAGATAAAAGAACATTGAATATTTATAATAATCATGTAAAATTCAAATTTCACTATAAAAAAAATAGTTATTAAGGATTTTGATTACTTGCGTTTGGATTTGCCACGAGATTTGCTACGTTTTCTAGATTTGCCACGGGATTTACTTCGTGATTTAGAACGTGATTTGCTCTTTTTGCGATGATGAGATTTTCCACCTTTTTTTGATTCATTCATTGAGAGCGTTTCATCACCTTTTTTCACTTCATCGCTTGTTTGATATTGATTATATGGGGAATCGTGCTTTATATAAATAGAATATTTGTTATCCTTAGTACCCTCCTCTTTTTCATTATCATCTAAATATAATTCCTCTTCAGTAATATTAAGTCTTTTTAATTCGCTTTCAAGATTCCAAACAGAATCTTTACCCTCTGCTAAACTGGCATTTATATTTATTAATTCATCTGTGGGAGGACCAGTTTCAAGTACCTTTTTCTCTACAAATTGTATAAATTTTATAATTTTTGGTTTTAATCCTATTAAACCCCTCCATATTTCCCGGCTGGGGTAATTATACATACTGTCTTTCACTTTAATTAATAGGCTGTATAATAGTGTTAAATGATAATATAGATCTTCTAATACTGGCATGGGTATGACTAGAGCTTGTCGACATTCCATTTCAAAGTTGTGTAATCCAAGCATAATTCTTTGGAACTCTGTCATATCTTCAAATGAATTTATAGGGTTCTTATCATAAGCCTCGATAAAATTATACATTTCTATTATTATTAAATTCTTATCTAATTCATTTTGTGATGGTCTGGCTATACCATGCCATCTTTCCATCACTTCGACAACCTTCAATTTACGTCCATACTTTCCGAATTTATTTTTATTTTGTTCCATTATTATATATATATAAATAAAATTATTTATTTTTATTTATTTATTTTTATTTATTTATTTTTATTATGGGATCTATTACGTTTCCTAGATTTGCCACGCAATTTACTTCTTGACTTAGATCGTGATTTGCTCTTTTTACGATGATGTTTGCCACCAGTCATAGGTTTGTAATCAGGTGTTTTAGTTTTAACTAAATCATTATATCTATTAAAAAAATTGTTATAGTTAGAGTTAGTATTTTTGATATTAAATCTCCCCACGATCCTATACATCATATTTTTTCTTAATTTATTATTAAAATATTCCTTTTGTTCAGCCGTTTAATTACTTACATTAAAATTTTCTAGTTCATGATATTTTGCTTCTCTTACTTTCTCATCATCTATCTGAGATACACTAAAAGTAGTAAGGTTATCTACTCTTCTCTTAAACTCTTCATCTAATGTATCTTGCGAAGAAAGATCCATTTATATATTATATTTTATTTAATAAATTTTCTATTTGTAAAATAATATTTTTAACTTTTTGTTTAATTTTATTATTGATAACTTTCTTAGTATGATATTTTAGTAATATATAAGAATATAATAAAATATCTACATCGCTAGTTTTAATATTCAATTTATCCAATAATTTACTAGCCTTTAACAGAGACTTTTTACTTTGATCACTTAGCAACATAAATATCTCATCTACATCGCTTATTTTTTCAAGACTGCCTTTATATCTTTTTTCGATTCTAAGGAATGTATTTAGGAATATTTCATCTAAATCAACACTTCTTATATTTTTTAATTTATGAAAAGTAGGCAGGGAAGACATATATAGGAATATTTATTTTCTGCTTTTTGATTTATTACGTGATCGGCTTTTTGTTCTTTTTGATTTGGAACGTGATCGGCTTTTACGGCGTTTCCTTGCTCCTCCATCTATATGAAGTGTACCAAGTTTTCTTCTTACAGCAATCTTATATTCTTCATCAATATTTTTATCATCACTATTTAAAACGCCGTTTAATATATTTATAAATTCAGTCCTTTCATTATCTTTTAATCCACTAGTAATATAATTTTTTAATTGATTTATAATATATGTTGGTTTATCTAAACCTGAAACTTTCTCTGCACTAAATTCTTCCATATTTTCAATAACTCGATCACTGTTTTCTTGTTGTTCTTGTGAAGTTATTTCATGTTGTATAGGGGTTTGTCTATTTCTATACATTTTTATATTATACTAAATATTATAATATATTAATTATTTTTTACTACGAGATTTAGTACGCTTGTGAGACTTTGAACGTTTTTTACTTTTACTTCGTTTTCTTGCACCTCCTTTTTTGGTATTGTCAAATCTTGATTTAAATTCATTAAACCTACGTATATAACTACGTAAAGCTGGTATATTTCCACCGTATTCTGGTAGATAAGTTCTCCTTTTATTTAATAATTCATTAAATTTTGTTAAAAGATAATATCTTGCACTTCCTTTATTATTATTATTAAAAATTAATTTTAAATTATTAACATCATTATAAATAGTTCCATCTAAATAATTTAAATGGCCTATATATTCATTTACTTTTTTATTCATTTCAAGACTTAAATCATATAAGGGATATCTACGTTTTAGAAGTTCTGTATCTATAGAAAGGTCAAAAGAGGGGAGACCATATTCTATTTCTTTATTATAAACCTTATATTCTTCATCATCCTCATCATAATAAGAATATTCATCATTATTATTCATGTTCCCCTCTTTCTTGTTTAACTCATTCTCAAGCATAACAATGAATTCTTCTTCAACAGTTTTAATATGTAATCTTTCAATTCCATCATTTATATCATTAAAAATTTTACATTCTTTTGTAGTTAGTGAATAATTTCTACATAAGTCGCCCATTTTTTATATTATATTAAATATTTTAT